CCAATGTTGATATTAGGAATGTCCAGCAGCGCACCTTTTACAGCATCCAATAAAGCCACCTGTTCAACCTCTGGATATTCCCATGTCAAGGGACCTATCTCGCGCGTGTACCCGCTCATGTCGTAGCCGTCTATGTACACCCTGGTAAATCGTTTTACTGTTCTGCCTGTTGCCATTACACCTCCTAATTCACCAGTTCGGTGATATTGATTGCGATTTCAAATCCGTGAAATGCGTTGCCAGCCGGATCATTGACTAATCCAAAATCTGGCACGTTTTTGATATTCACGTCCACGGCATCCCCGCCCAATGTATCATTAGCTAAAATAGCATCGATGACCGCAAAAGCCGCATTGACCATACCTGGGTATTTGTCAAATAATCCTCTTCCGCTTCCAACCGCGGCATACGCCAGAACATAATGCAGGGAATAGGTCACATCCATAGCCCGCTCACCTTCACCGCCGAATGACTGAACCTCAACCTTGAAGTCAGTCACATATCCATCGGGTCTGGGAAATAACACCGGGCAGTCACGCTCAACAATGCCTTCTTTAATTTCATTCAAATCAAGCACGGTAACACCAGTAATAGTAAGTCCTGCAATTGCGTCCGCAATATTAGCGATATTCAATGCCACGTCACACCATCCTGATATACGGGCGTAAAATAAGCAGCGCCTTTGAAGGTATGCTATCCGGCGTGATGACCACGCCAGCAGCTGTTACAGTTGCAATGCCGGTCATGTTGTCACCAAAGCGGCGGCGGTATGCGTGTACCACAATCTCCAGACAGGCAGCCTCAATATCAGGCGGTGTATCTGTGGTAAAGCCCCACGTTCCAGCAATGGTTATGGCTCTCTCTCGGTTATTGCTGCTATCCCGTGTCCAACGGTTTGAAGATGATTCTTTCAACACAACCGCCCACTTAGGGCTATCGTTTGACGGTAGCAAATAATAATCACTTGCTGTAGTCAGTACTGTAGAATCGCCGTTGGTCAATGTGGTTATGGATATCAGATCATCGTCAAGCTCCAACATGCGGCCTGGAGGCACGTCAAAATAGCGCGTCTCAGTCCGTGCGTAAAACGTGCGTCCGGTTATGCGGTCAATAATGCGGCTTGCCTGCGTGATCATATCCTCAATTACGCCGTCATCGCCCGTGTCGGTTGTGGTTATATCCAATAGCGCCGTTACTTTTGCCAGCGTAGTGTATCCATTTGTTATCGTCATTTCACCTCACAATCCCAACTTGCGGAGGATGTAATCATTCCAGTTTGTAAGCACCTTTACAATTTCAGACTTCTTTTCATTGACCACATCGATCAATTTGCGCCAGCCGATCTTTTCCATGTGAGACGCCTGTAATTCACTATCTGCTAAATAAGGCGCATAACTGGCGGAGTTTCCAATTCTTACGCTTCCATAGTTTGATCTAACCGTCCAGCGCTTACCATAATTCTCTGACTTTCCACTGTTTTTCTTTTTGTACTGCGTGCCTTTGCCGCGAATGTAATAGGGTACGGGCGGTCTGTTGGCGTCTGTCAATGACGGATATTTGCGTAATCCTTCGGTGTCCAACACAACATTAGCCACGTCATTACCCGCATATTTCATAATGTTTCTGATTTCATCGCCAAACTCTTTCAGTCCTTTGGCTATTCGATCCGCGCCTTTTACTTCGATGTAAATAATGTCAGCCATGCAGCACCCCAATTTTCACCGCGTCATGGATAACTCCATCATCCAACACATTGCCGATATGACGTGCATATCTCTGTCTGGTAGTCAGTCTCAATAATCCGGCATTGTCAATGGCAATATCATATGGTTTTTCATCGCCCATAGCCGCATCATTCCAGTCGTAAAATTGCACAACACGTCCGGCAATGGCTACCTGCTGGCAGTGATGCCCCATTGCAAAGGCACTCATGCCCCTGTAATTGATCAGGTGGTCAACGTCATCGACGGTTGTCATTAACTGTTTTTGATAATCCCTTCCGATGCTTGTACAAAAATCACGATCCCATTCTTCCTGGATGATCTTGCCTGTCTGCACGCTGGCGTATTTCCTACCCCACTGCAAGGTATTGAATATACCCCACCGCGCCTGTGTTCTCACAGGATAACCGGACACAATGCCAACATTCGGGAAGTGGTTCAATACATCGACACATGCCTTTAGCCAACCTGGATAAAACAGCATGTCGTCATCGGATAAAGCTATGATCGTTTCTGGCGGGTACATGCGGTAAATAGCAGCGCGCGCGGATTGCTTTCCAACATTAGCAGATAAAATCAATGTGTCCGGCTTGAAATTATCCAACATCTCAACGGCTTCTTTGCACGACCCATTGTCCCATATCAACAGTTCGGCATCCATACCAGGTTGATAGATCATGGAGCGAATAGCGAGATTAACAACGTCCATGCGTTTTGAATGATAGCCTTCCAAATTAGGAACGTGTGTAATCATAGCCATAACCACTTTAGGCATGGGCTTTGCTTTCGCTAACCGCTCCGGGTTCATTTCGGTTCTCATTTCACTATCCTGCTGTATGCCTGCCTGATGTTTCTTGTCTCCGTGTTGGTCAAATCAATGTCCCTGAACTCTGCTGAATCTTTGCGCTTTGCCCAGATACCCAGTGATTTTTTGATGTGATAAAACTTCACGCCGCGTGACGCCAATCTAAGCCAGAACTCATAATCACCGGCGACCTTGAAAGCCTCATTGAATAAACCATATTTGTTATGGAGCGCTTTACGCCACATCGGGAACGGGCCGGGGGCGCATGATGTCATCAGGTTTTCGGGCGTAGGCTCTTTGCGTTTCCATGTTCTTAGTTCTTTTCCAGCTTCTTTGATGTCAATGTCGGAGTAAACAACGCCGCAATCCGCATACTTATCAAGTGCTTTTGCCATAGTTGACAGGGCGTCTTTATACAGCACGTCATCACAATTGGCACTTGTTATATACTCACCAGAACAGGCTCTAATGCCGATATTCCACGCCTTATAGATGGTGGGTATTCCTACAGTGGTAATCACAAGGCAATCGTGTGACCTTGCGATCCGTTCTTCAATTGATCCTTGCTGTGCAATGACAATAATTTCTGGGCGCGGGCTTTGCTCCAGCAAATTTATCAGGCGTCCCTCAATGTAATCGACAGCATAGTACGCTGATACGATTGCGCTAACTTTAGTCATGTGACCTCATCAGTTCCAGATAACGATAATAGCGCTGCCGCTGGCAGGGTAGGGGGTATCGCTACAATTGTCCACAATGACCAGCGGCGCGCTGAACTCATGCGCCCTGAAACTGCCAATCAATGGCAGCGTATATTTCTCCCAATCATTTATGCCAATCGCAACGGTCACAACCATTTGTTTATATTCCCTTTCTCGAATATATCTAACTCGGTAGGATCGGATAGGTTGATAATCTCTCTGCCTGCATTCCGGTAAACCTGTTCAGCCAATGCGTAGTATTGCTCGCACTTTTCAAGATCGGGAGCGTTCCATTCATATCCCTTTGGAAAATAATCCTTGCTGAAATGGTTTGGGTCATTTCCATTAGATACCAGTAATTGATTCGGCTTACCGTTGTGTTTGTATTTGTGATCAACTCCGACTAGTAAAATTGTTTTGAATCCCATAAAAAATGCCAGTTGCAGGCATACGTATGTCACTGTGTAACCCCCTGGTATCCAGATGTAAGGCTCCGTGCTAAAGGCTGGTAACGTGTGTCCCGTTGTACTGGTGTTTAAACGGATTGCATCACCTTTGTAAATTGCATTATTGGAGATGAATTTGAGTGTTTCAACAGCCTTTATTTCATGCTGTGATTGTGTGATAATTTTTGGGTTTACACATACATAATAGTCCGGCGAAAATCCGTTGAACTCATAAATCCGGTTTGTTCCAAATGTTGGATATTGATAAAGAAAGTCTAGCGGTACGTTATTCAATCCTGTACCATTACCAATGACTACGCCAATTTCGCCTTTATGCAGGTTGCGAAGTTCACCCCACGCGTTCATCGTATGTACTCCTCGACTTTGTCGGTGAACATCTCGCTGAATGTTGGGGTAAGCTCTTTTTGACCTTTGCGGATTTTGTCATGCACTAGCATCAATCTGGCGTTCTCTGCGCCTGAACCATCCATAACGCCCAAATCCAATACGGAATTAATCGCCGAATTGACTGCTTTGATCAGGTTATCCATGCGGTTTTTGCGCTTTTCTGGATTGCTGGTCTTACGCACTTCTTCATACATGCTCTCTAACCGCAGGAATTTTGCTTTGCTTTCCATTTGTTTGGTGCTGTGCGCTCTGGCAAATGCCGCGGCAAGGCGCTCAAACTGTTGGCGGCTGAACATATACGATCCAACCGACTCGATTTGTTTGTCGGCCTGCGATTTTATATCCTCAATCTGTTTTTGCGCGCCGACCAGACGCCCCAAATCAAGGGCGAATTGGGTAGCCTTGTTAACCGCTTCGGATAATTTACTGTCATTATTCGTTGTTAGAAAGTCGCGCAATATTTGTGTGATTTCACGCTCTGCCATTTTGTAATTGATCTTTGCGGTATCAATCTGTTTACTTAGTTCGCTCAACCGTCCGGTAAATTCTTCATAGGGTATTTGTGCGTCTGTCTCGTAGGCATACAGTTCAAAGTTCATGGTAACAGTGTGAAATTCAACCTCAATACCCTTACCTCTGGCGTAGCCTATCCAGTAGGTAATGCCTGGGCGCTGGCTCTCATATTACGTGCCCGATTCCATTTCAATTCCATACAGCTCTATTTTTTTATAACCAAGATAAACAGCCAATGCGATTGCATAGGCTGGGGATGATGTCAGATAACATTGTTCGCGTAATTCCGGCGTGTTGTGCCCGGTTGTTTCCAATAATTCAACCAGCGGAAACTTGACACTGTTAGGCACGTCGTCATATTTGTCCTGCATGTAAACAGGCGGGGTATTGCCGGATTTCAACCACTGATAATGAGCGTTGTCATTCATGTTTACCGGGCTGCGCCATATTTCAGGAATGTGCAATTGAAAACAGGCATCAGTCCGTTTCGCCCATACCCTGTCCTGTTCGCGTCCGGGCACTTCGTTGAAATGCCAAACATCAGCGTCTGTTCTGGAATAATCAAACAGCGCCCGCGTTTGTTTTGCACCGCCAATAATCGCAACAATTTCTTTCATTTTGACTTTCCAGGGGAGGGCATTTAGCCCTCCCCTTTTATACCCCTATACCATTAAGTTACGTCTGGGCTTGCGTTACCGGGGTAACGAGGTTCCAGTAAAGCGGTCATGCACACCACGCCAGAGGCAACATGTGCGCTTGGCGTAGCAACAACGCGGATGTATTTCGCGTCTTCATCCTGTGCCGGAATAGCAGCGGGGTCAACATCGATCACCAGGGTCATGTTGTCATGGGTGGCAGCATTGAGCGCAACACCAGCCGATGTCGCTGCGGTAATCGCGCCATGTTCATCGGTTCCAACAGCAGCGGTCAGTCGATAATTGAACGCAATCGCTGTGTCAGTGGCTGCGGTGCTGGTGCCGGTTGAGCATTCAACCGTGATGGTAACGGTGTCGGTGCTGTCGCTGGTCATAGCCCCAAGAGCAACCAGGAATGTAACCCATTGGGTCTGCGCCAGATCACAGGAATCGCCGACCTTTGCGCTCGTAGTGAACGCAATCGGGGCGATGGTCGTCAAAATTTTCAGTCCTTCAGCAAATCGTGCTTTAGCCATTTCGTCACCTCCTATTAGGTAGTAGCCGACAGAACAACAAACGGGGATACGGTGTCGGTGGAGGGCTTATAGCGCGTTACCGCCGATTTCCAGCCAGGTTGACCATCACAGCGATACACGAATCGGAACGCTGTTTCATCGGTCACGAACTGAACATGGATGCTGGACGCAGCCTGAAAGCCGCCTTTGGTAATCATGGCGTATTGTGAAGGGGCAGCCAACAGAATGTCTCCAGCGGTTCCCAGTCCTGGGTTGTATTCGGTCTCAATGACCGGACGCCCCAGGATGGTGCCGTACATAGCGCCGGATAAACCACCAGGCGGCATGTACACGGGCATGTTACCTACCGACAGATTGATTAACTGCGGGAAGATGTTGCTGTTCACAAACCAGACATAATCACTTACGCCCGCATAGCGAGACGCCCACATACGACCAATATCCAACGCGTCAATTTCAGAAGCATCGGTACGAACAGCCGACACAAGCGCACCGCTGGACAAAATACCCAGAGGCTTGCCAACGCCGTCACCATTAATCAGGGCGTCCTCAACCATGAACCGCAATTCATCAGGAACATAGTTGTTAATCCAACTTTCCATAGCGGTGGCATCGTCAAGCAACTCATCAGTGGCATAACAAAGGGCAGCCACTTTTTTCAGCTTCAATTCGATCTGATCAAACTTGGGTTTGGATGCGGTTTTGGTGCCGCCTTCAGCCAGCCAGTAACCTACCACGCCGCCCATGCGGGAGCCGTTGGCGCGACTGGTTTCATCAACCGCATTGATGGTAAGGCTATTGCCGGATACGGTGATGGGTTTGAACTGTGAAAGCACAGTGCCAACGCCCCAGGTGCGCTGCAAGATTCCGGTAGCAATTTCCTGCGGAACCAGGAAGCCGCCCTGTGAAGGGATGGCTTCATTCAGTCCGGTGGCTTTGAGGGGCAGCAAGCGTTTGTCGATGGCGTGAGGAGCCAGAGCGGCGTCCTTCACCGACTTAAAGAACTCCATTGCTTTGAATGGATTACCTCCGAGGGCACGGTCAGCCTCGTCACCAGTGACTTCCACCCCGGAATAGCCGCCCTTTACGTCCGGTTTCTGTTCTGCCATTTTCTTTACAGCATTATCGGCAGCAGTGGCAGCAACGGATTCCAGAAGGGTTTTCAACTCTTCTTCGTTCATTTCAGGTTTCTCCTGTGTGTGTGTTTCCTCACTCTCTGCTGCATCCGCAGCCTGTTCGGGTTCGGTTTTAAATAGCGATTTCACCGGCATAACCGTATTTCTCGGTTCGGCTGGTGTTGGCGTCAGCGACGCCTCTGCAATAATCCACGTTTTGATATAGTGGGATTTGCCAACAGTTTCACGCTCTACCAGATGCCCGGCTGCTCCAGACGAATATCCCAGCTTACCATCTTCGGCAAGCTGATAGATCATCTTCTCGTATTCGTCTCGCAGCTCTAATTGAGCTTCCAACCACAAACCGGCATCGTCGTATTTCAGGATGCCTTTACCTACCTTGCGCATTTTCATGTTGGAATCGAAGCCATGCTGGTAGAACACGGGCATGGTGGCATTATCTTCGATACCAAACTCGGTGGACTTGTCGAAAAAGTCACCCTCTAAGTCGGTATCTTTTGGGTTGCCAAAGCGGACAAGATAACCTGCCACC